GTACCCCTTGTAGAAAGGGTATCTAACACGTCATATGGTAAGTACGAGACGATGACGCGACCATAATGGAACGCGTTACCGTTTAGTACAACCTTCAAGTGTAAGTTGCATCTCAGCAAATTGTAATTTGCAATCCTGTTGCCTACTCTCTTATTATCGAAGAATAGGCTCCAAGGATCGAAATTAATGTTGAGCGCTGTAGCAATTTCCCAATCTCGTTCGTCAATCTTAACCGGACGAGAAAAGAAATCCTGCAAGCTCACGGAATCCATATCTTGGGTTCTACGAACAGAATCCACAGAGTTGTGCATCATATAGACAAACTCTTGATCGTTATCGTTGAACTGAAGATTTTCTTCCGTTTCCAGGCCTGTAGTTTTTGTTATACTTGTGTCTTCTAAACCTGACTGTCTCACAAGTGTTATGTTTTGGTATGTTTTGTTGAATCGTTATTTACAACGGTCGTTCCTAGATTCATTGGAACGCCGCGTTCTACTTGGTGGACGTGCCCGTCCGATTGTAAATACAATTAAGCATTACATGCAGAGCCTAACATGTACATTAAGTAGTAATATGTATCATGTCGGTATCCAAATGCATGTACTAGTTTTGCGTGAAATTTATCTCACCAGACTAGAAACTGGCCAGAACAAGTTTATACACATTTCGGGTGTATCAAAAATGGATATTTATGAATTGTTGAAATAATAACACGCACAACAATGAAAGCGCGAATGAATAAGAGATGAAGTCATCTAATCAAAGATTTCTTCACTCTGAGAAAAGGGAACATATGAGCCATCGAGGTATTTAGCCTTCCATTGCTCAACATGTTCGTCATAAGTCACATCAAGTTGTGTGCACAAATGCTCAATACCGGCTTTGTGCGCAATTTCTTGCATTTGTTTCCTTCGCATTTCATAAACTGCCTCTCCGTGGTTAAACCACTCACGAAGTGCAGTGTCGATGTTCTGACCGCACGCATGTTCCTCAGTCAAAGCTGGGTTACGTCCGCGCAAATAGCAGTGCAACATCTTGAAACACGATTTCTCAGATAGAGCACCAAGTTCAATGTCCAATTTGGGATGATAAACACTCATCCTCTTTAGGAACTCAACCTCACACGGTTTCATGAACTCAGTCATCTCACTCTCTTTATCAGGCATTGTGTATGTTTGACCATACTTCTTCAAAAACGCAGCAATCGATTTGATATTGAAGGCTGTGGCATCCTCCGCCACCGAGCCTTCATTATCATCTCCATATGTCGTCAGAGCCACCTTGTCTCGAAATTTTACTCTCTTTTCAAAGGACTCAGGTTTGAATATTGTGTAAAATGCACACCTTAAGTTCAGTGCACCACAAATTCCATTCAAAATGACAGTCAAGGAGTTACCGCTGATATGGTTACCTTCAGTAAGACCAATAAGGTCACCATTAAAAGCGATAAGGGCAAAGATTAGATCACCAGCCATAGCCTCCATAATTTTCAGATCCTCCTCTGAATAATTGCAGACTTTGGCACAGTCAATCATGATACGGACAGCTGCGGCAATCAGCTGTGCTGGCAATTTTTGGTCATACGCCTTATAATCACCAGCAATAATTCGCTCTGCTCCAAATTTATGAATGTGCTTTTGCAGAGCGTCCCATTCGGGACCGTGGCAATTAATGCCAACTGCACATTCAGTCAATAGGGGGTTCATTTGCATCACTCTAATAATAGGTAAATAGTACTTCCTTACTAGAAAAGTGAAAGCTAATGAATTGCTATAGAATATCCTACATTTAGGCTTTGATAGAACTTCATCCTTTTTGCAAGCTTTGGCTATAACGTATGCACGTTCGCCTCTTCTATAGCATCCTTCACAGCGATTAATCTCATCCATAATCACTGGATCCAGTTCGCGCTGGATCTCCCCTTTTTCATCGACAGTTTCGGTTACAAATTTCCTCTTTGGCCCGCTTAACGGAAAGCCCACAGAGGTGCTAAGATTAATAGCATCAAGAAATTTCTTTCCAGAGACACCACACAGGTTTTCTCTGTCTGTTAAAGGTCTACAGTCATTCCACAATGGCGACTTATAGAGCTCGACGATCGGCTCTTTGTAGTCCTTAATAGACACCTCCAAGAGTTCCGGTGGATAAGGAGTGGCAGTCAGTGACATGCTAGACAAGCACTGTTGCCAACCAAACCACGGTGGATTCTCGATGGGTGGGCAGAAATCATTAGGAGCTCCAGTCACTTCCGTGACGATCTCACTAATCTTGGACACCTTGAAGTCCGAAACAAATTTGGTGCGCCCTTCACATGAACCATAGTACTCAACTTGCGAATACTTAGGCATGAAATTGAGGGGACTTTTGGGATGCAAAGGCTCATTAGTTAGAGTCTTCTTTCCCAAGATCTGGGGCTCGAACTGTTCAGCAGAACCGGTCAAGAGGGTACCTTCGGCTTGGCGAACAACCTTACATGCTTCATCAAAATACGCACGTTTGATCATTCCAGCACAACCTTTGGTAGTCCCTTCTTTGCCGCCCAAATGAACAGACGAAATAATGGGTTTGCGGTTAGAGAAAAGAACTGCTCCACACAAACCAGCGAACGTCTTCATGGTGAGTGAATCATAAAGATACCCTCGAAAACGACACGCTGTCGTCCCAGTGTCTGCGGGACTTGCCAATCCCTTGGCTGTAATAACATCACCAGATTTGGCCCTCCACAACATTTTAAATTCATGTTG